TCTTGGTATAAAACTTACGAAAGAAATCTTCGCAAAGAAAGAACAATTAAATTTATTAATATTCAATATGATAGAACTATAGATGATAATGATATTGCTGATGCCTGCGGAATTGGTCATTGGGCAATTAAAAATTGGAATAAAGCAGTAGGAGGGGCTGAATAATGCCAGAGTTAAATGCAAACATACCACCAATACATTGTTATGTACGTGGAAACTATTTAAGAAATCACAAAGATAGTCACGATAAGTACTTTGAGTGTGTTGTCTTTGGTGTCTCAAGTTTAAAATCAAGAAGTCCACTGTTTCATATTATGATGCCAGATGGTGGTTTATGGTGGAGACTTCCGATTTCTGCCTTTTGTACAGAGCCAGGAATCCCTGAAGTAGATCTACATAATTTAGTTTTGTGGAACTCGTTTAGTCACCACATTTCCGTAACTCAGTTTGAAAATCTAACAAACCTTAGAATGTCTTACATAGATAGAACAAAGACAATGCATAAAGGAACCTATCTATTTACATTAGACTGGCACAATCCAGACACAAATGTGTTAGATGATGGGTACTCTGAAAGCCCAGCAGACCATAAGTGTGGCCACGTAATACAAAGAGATGATGGAAATTTTGCGATCCAGCCTAACAATCGGGTCCGTGTATATGAGCCATCCTTTACTCTTGAAAAAGAATATTTGATTGATAGAATAATTAATGAAAGAAAATATGATGTTGAAAATCAAGACAAGTGGATATTAGAGAACTCTGATAGGTTTAATTACGATATTAATGAGAAAGAAGTTGACAATTAATACCATGGGTGCTAAACTATATACAAGCGAAGTCTATATGCGTAAGAGATATCTTGTGGATAAAAAGACTCCAGAAGAGATTGCAAAGGAGTGTGGATCAAGTGTTGAAACTATCTATGTCTACCTTGCTAAATTTGGATTAAGGAAATCAAAACGATGAACAAAATTGAAAAAACATTGGTTGCGGTTGCAGTTGTAGGCATGGTAGGATTTGGTTTTGCAATTGCTGTATTAAAAGGAATTCCAGAAGCATTTGACTGGGAACTTGATGAAGAGGAAAACTATGAGTGAAGAAACCCAGTTTACTATTGGCCAGGTCTGTGATGAGATAAAGTCAATGCTTATTGCAAAAAATAAGTCTTATGGAGATTCAGCGCTTAACCCAGTTAGAATTTTTGCTACCTCTGATAATGTTGAACAACTACACGTTCGCATTGACGATAAACTTTCTAGGATTTCAAGAGGCGGATCTTTTGTTGGTGACAATGATATTGATGACTTGATTGGCTATTTAATATTGTTAAAAATTGCACGGGAGTTAAATAATGTCAACTGAAGATGATTTAGTAAAGCACCTTGACCAAGTAAATCAAGTAGTAGAAGAATACCTAAAGGGCAACGACCCAACTGTAATTTCAAAACAACTCGACATACCAAGACAACGAGTAGTTACTTTAATTAATGAGTGGAAAGTTATGGCATCTGCTAACGATGCTATTCGTGCTCGTGCCAAAGAAGCATTAGCAGCAGCGGACACACACTATAGTAAGTTAGTGTCTCGTACATACGAAGTTATTGATGAAGCATCTATGACTAACAATCTTAGCGCAAAGACTGCAGCCATTAAACTTGTAATGGATATTGAGTCTAAAAGAATTGATATGCTACAGAAGGCTGGCTTGCTTGAGAACAAAGAACTTGCAGAAGAAATGATTGAGATTGAGCGTCGTCAAGAAGTTCTTGTTTCAATATTAAAAGATATTGCATCTGAGTATCCTCAGATTCGTGATGAGATTATGCGTAGACTTTCTTCATTTGCAAAAGACAACGAGGTGATTACAGTTGTCCACGATGTTCAATGAGTTCCTTGAAGCATTAAAGGATGATCATTTTGAAGAGATTCCAGTAGATGCAAAGACATTTGTAGAGGGTGAAGCCTATCTTGGGCAGCCACCACTATCTGATGTTCAATACGATATCGTTGAAGCAATGAGCCAGATCTATCGTAAAGAAGATCTGATAAATATGATGGGTGAAGAAAAAGGAACTAAGTATTACAATAAGTACACAAAAAATGAAATCATTCTGCAACTTGGCAAGGGATCTGGAAAAGACTTCACATCAACAGTAGCCTGCTCATATATTGTATACAAACTTCTATGTCTTAAAGACCCAGCAAAGTATTTTGGTAAGCCCTCTGGAGATGCTATTGACCTTATTAACGTGGCTATTAACGCTCAACAAGCAAAGAATGTTTTCTTTAAAGGTTTTAAGACTAAGATTGAAAAGTCCCCTTGGTTTGTTGGAAAGTATAATGCTAAGGCAGACTCCGTTGAGTTTGATAAATCTATTACAGTTTATTCTGGTCACTCAGAAAGAGAATCACACGAAGGTTTGAACTTGTTGCTTGCAGTTCTTGATGAGATTTCTGGTTTTGCTTCTGAGATTGGAACAGGAAATGATCAAGGTAAGACTGCTGACAATATCTATAGAGCATTCCGTGCTTCCGTAGATTCTCGTTTCCCAGACCTTGGTAAGGTTGTTTTGCTTTCATTCCCAAGATATCCAGGGGACTTTATTTCAGAAAGATATGATGCAGTAATTGCTGAGAAAGAATCAATTGAAAAGACTCATAGGTTTATCATTAACCCAATCTTGCCAGAAGATGATCCAGATAACTACTTTGATATTTCCTGGGATGAAGATCAAATCATCTCATACAAATACCCAGGCGTATTTGCATTAAAGAAACCAACTTGGGAAGTAAACCCTACAAGAAAGATTGATGATTTTAAGATTGCCTTTTTAACAGACATTGGCGATGCTATGCAAAGATTTGCTTGTGTTCCAACATTTGCATCAGATGCATTCTTTAAGCAGTCTGAAAAGGTAAGATCTTGTATGACAGCAAGAAATCCTGTGGATAACTTTAGAAGGTTTGATGAATCTTTTAAGCCAGACCCAGATAAGGTTTATTATGTTCACGCCGACCTTGCACAAAAGCACGATAAGTGTGCAGTTGCCATTGCTCACGTAGATAAGTGGGTAAACATTCAGGTAATTAACAACTACGAACAGGTTGCACCAATTGTAGTAGTAGATGCAGTAGCGTGGTGGGAGCCAAAAGTTGAAGGGCCTGTTAACTTATCTGAAGTAAAGATGTGGATTCAGAACCTTCGCAGGCTTGGCTTTAACATCGGAATGGTTTCCTTTGACCGTTGGCAGTCGTTTGACATTCAAAACGAATTGAAACAGGTAGGAATGAGAACTGATACTGTTTCTGTTGCTAAGAAGCACTACGAAGATATGGCAATGCTTGTATATGAGGAAAGATTAGTAATGCCAGCAATCGAATTATTGTTTGATGAACTAACACAGTTAAAGATTATGAAAAATAATAGAGTTGACCACCCACGCAAAAAGTCAAAGGACTTGGCTGATGCTGTGTGTGGAGCAATATTTGGGGCAATATCACATACCCCAAAGGACCAAAACCAGGTGGTTGAAGTCCATACGATTAGTGATCGACCTAAGCAAGTTGACACACTATCTGAGAACGTGATACAATATAAACCTATGCCAGATGATGTAAAAGATTATCTGGATAGATTCAATCTAATATAAAGAAAAGGAAAAAATAAATGAATTCATTTAAGAAAATCTCAATTGCTACTGCTGCAGCCCTAGCAATCGTTGGACTTTCTGTAGCACCTTCTTCGGCAGCACCTCTGACCGTAGCAGTTGCATCAGCAACTAACGCAACAACGGCGACAGCACCAGCAACCGTAGCAGTGCCATCAGCAAACCAGATTACATCTGGAACATCTGTAGCACTAGCAGCAACAGCAGATACAGGAACAATCGTTTCTTTTACTGCTTCACCAACCGTTAAGTTGGTTGCAGCACTACACACTTCAAGTGCACCAGTTTCTGTTGCATCAGGCGTGTCAACTCTTTCAGTAACATCTGCAGGAGCAGCAATCACAGTTTATGCTTATACAACAACAACAGCAGTTGGATCAGTTACCATTGTTAATGGCGCTTATTCAACAATTGTATACATCAAGGGAACACCAGGAGCAGCATCAAATGTTGCAGTCTCAGTTCCTTCAGCAACAGCAGTTGGAACAGTTCCAACAATCACAGTTTCAGCAACAGATGTTTTTGGAAACGCAATCGCAACAGGTGAAACAATTACTGCTACAGTAATCGGATCAACATTTGCTGACGGTTCATCTACAAAGAATCTAGTTACCACAACAACAGCCGAAAACGCAGCAGACTCAACTCTCGTAGTTGGATCAAAGACTGCAGCACTTGCTACAGCAGTAGCAGGAACAATTCAGGTTGTCGTTACTGGTGTTTCATCAGCAGCAACAGTTGCTGGTCTTCCAGTACCAACTAAGGCAGCAACAGCGTCATTCGTTGTTTCAGATCTTAATGGAACAATTGCAACACTTCGTGCAGAACTAGCAGCAGAAAAGGCTGGTCGTGCACTTGATGCACAGGCAGCATCTAACTTGCTCGCAGCAGAGAAGGCTGGTCGTGCAGCAGATAAGGTTGCAGCAGACAAGGCACTTGCAGATGCACTTGCAAAGGCATCAGCAGATGCAGTAACAGCAAAGGCAGCAGCAGATGTTGCTACCGCTGCAGCAGCAGCAAAGTACAAGGCAGAATACAATGCACTTGCTACAAAGTGGAACAAGAAGAATCCAAAGGCTAAGGTTGCTCTAAAGAAGTAACTTAATCCAACAATTAGGGGAGTCAGGAAACTGGCTCCCTTTTTTGTGCAATAAAATGATATAATAACCTTATCAGACATCCAGTCTGCAAGGGGGAAAGGGAATTAAAAAATTATTACGCATAGCCATGGTTTTATCTTTGGCTCTATTCCCTTTGCTGGTAGGAATTGACAAGGCTCACGCAACAGAAGGCTTAACTGCTCAGGTTTACAATGTCCAGGGTCAAAATAATGCCCCGTATATCCCTCAAGGAGCCTCTCCAGTACGCACAGTAAATGTCCCTAATGTTGACTTTCAATGGGGTAGTGGTAGCGTCTTAGGTGGGCCTTCAGAGGATGTTATAGTACGATTTACTGGCTCAATCCGCAGCAATACAACCCAGAATATATCATTTTTAGCAACAGCAGATGACGGCACTAAACTCTATATTGATGGTGCTTTAGTAGCAGATGACTGGTTTGATAAAGGTGGCGGAGGAACTACGACTGATCCAATATCTTTTACAGCAGGAGTTCCAAAAACCATAGAATTAATGTACTATGAAAATGGAGGGGGAGCAAATGTATTCCTTCATTGGGATCAGTCTGGATCTATGGATATTATTCCAGCATCAGCCTTTACATCCCAAGCAGCCCCAGTAGTCAAAACAATAGGTCCTCCAAGGAACTTAACAGTAGTAGATGGTGCTACTGCAACTACTTTGACTTGGGAAGCACCTAATACTGGCAACACTCAGCCAGAAAGATATGCTATAAGTTTTACTACTGAAGGACAAAATGGTTGGGGTATTGCAACTGGAAATGTTGGAGACGCTAATGCTCTTAATACAACAATAACAATTAATCACTCATTGCTTGAAGGTTTGATGCCAAGCGGAACAGTGTGGTCTTTTCATATTAGATCAGACAACGACACCTTGTCTTTGTATTCTGAAAACTCAAATGTAGTTACATTAAAAATTGGAAAGACTCAAGCAGAAAAGGATGCTGATGCTGCAGCAGCGATAGCAGCACAACAAGAATTGGATAGACAGTCAGCAGCAAATACTGCTGTAACTAATTATGAAAATCAACCAATAACAACTCTTTCAGAAGTATCAATTGCAGAAAGTTTAAAGTTACTTGCTGATACTGCAACAGCGACAGTTTTAAATCAAAATATAAAAATATCGTTACAATCAAGAATTGATATAAAACAATCTGCCGTATCTTCAGCAAAGGCCTCACTAATACAAGCAAAACTTGAAGCAGATGCTGCTGCATTGATAGCACAGCAAGCAGCAGAAGCCCAAGCAGAAGCAGCAAGACAGGCAGCATTGGCTGCAGAAGCAGCAAGAGTTGAAGCAGAAAGACAGGCAGCACTTGCAGAAGCAGCACGAATAGCAGCAGAACAAGAAGCAGCAAGACAGGCTGCTTTAGCAGCACAGGCAGAAGCAGATAGAGTTGCAGCAGAGATTGCTGCAGCAAAGGCTGAGGCTGATCGTATAGCAGCAGAAGAGGCTGCAGCAAAGGCCGAAGCAGATAGACTTGCTGCGGAAGAAGCAGCCGCAAAAGCAGAAGCAGATAGAATAAAGGCTGAAGAAGAAGCAGAAAAAGCCAGGGCAGAAGCAGAAGCAAAGGCTGAGGCAGATGCTAAGGCTGAGGCTGAAAGATTAGAAGCAGAGGCGGAAGCAATAAGACAAGCAGAGGAAGATGCAAAGGCTGAAGCAGAAGCAAAGAAAGCAGAAGAAGAGGCTGCAAAACAAGCAGAAGAAGATGCCAAAGCAGAGGCTGAAGCAAAGGCTAAAGAATTAGAAGAAGAAAAGGCTGCTGAAGAAGAAGCAAAAGCAGAAGAAGAAGAGTTAAACGAAATACTTGAAGATGCAAAAGATGGCAAAGAATTAACTGAAGAACAAAAAGAAGTTGTTGTTGCCTCATTAATTGAAAATCTAAAGCCTGGAGAATCTATTTCTGCAGCAGAAGTAAAAGCATCTGGAGTATCTTACGCAGACCTTCCAGCAGAAACTCCAGTTGAGGTTCGTACAGATGAAAATGGAAATGCTCTTGTTATTACTGCAGAGGTTGCTGCAAATGTTGAATTGGTTCAAGATCCAGGTGCATTGTTAGAAGCAGCATTTACTGATCCAGGAGCAGCACTAGCAGCACTTGGAAGTATTGGAGCAGATATGACTGAAGAAGAAAGAGAAGAAGCAAAAGATATGGTTGTGGCAACAGTTGTTGCAACTGGAGCAGCATTAAACGCAGTAGGTTTGGCCACTGGAGGTTCAGCACCTGCTGCCCCTTCTGGTGGAGCAAGTAGCGGTACAAATTCAGGTGGTTCAAGGAGGAATGAAAAATGGTAAAACTTATCAAGGATATTCTTGATCAACAGTGGACCCTTTTGGGTATGTTTATCGCTTGGGTTGTTCTGGACGGTAGCGCAAAAACTGTTGTTGGTTATGGAATTATGTTAACAATGACTACATGGATACTAAGTTATCCTATTAGGAATAGAGAGGAGGACTAAAAATGGCAACTAAGAAAATAGCAGTGGCTCCTAAAAAGGAGAATCCACAAAAGGCTCTCCCAAATGTCTTGATGCGTATCGTAGCAGTATTTGCTGCTTCTGGTCTCTCAGTACTTGGTGCTGGAGCAGTGGTAGGAATTGATACAATTCAGGCAGTAATGCTTGCAGGTCTATTAGGCGTAGCAACAGTCGTTGAAAGACTGGCAAGGGCTTTTTTGGACGATGGAAAACTTACAATAGCAGAAATAAATGATGCATTTAAGACTGTAGATAAAAAGGCTAATTAATCATTGTAGGTTATAGTTGACAGCCCTCTCTGGGCAATGGTATACTTAAGTGTTACCTATCTGGAGAGGGCTTCATTATGACCTGTATTGCTGTAGTAAAACACGACGACAAAATTTATATGGCTGGAGATCGTGGTGCTTCAGACGACGGTACTATTCTAGCACTTGATGCCCCAAAAGTTTGGAAGATAGGTCCATACCTTATTGGATATGCAGGATCAATGGACGGCGAAAGAATCCGTTATAACTTTAAGCCAACTCCTCCAAATATTAAAGACACAGATAAGTTTATGCAAACAAGGTTTATTAAAGAACTAAAAGAATTTTATAATGAGTTCTGGGTTGATACATCTAAAGACGGAGATCTTGGTTTAATCATTGCAGTTCGTGGAGAAATCTATGAACATAGTTCTGCAGATATGTCTTTATCTAAGTATACACTTCCTTATCTTGCAATGGGCTCTGGTGCAGAGTATGCTTATGGGGTTTTGTATGCAACAGATAAACAAAAAAATGCAAGAAATCGGGTTGCTCAGGCAGTTAATGCTGCAATAAAATTTAACCCATCTTGTATGGGTCCAGTTGACATCGTTAGCCTTTAAGGGTATACTTTATATATGAGTGAAGAATTTGAAGAGATACTGAAAGATATTCAAAATATGGAGTCAGATTTTGATGAGTTTGAGATCTGGCTTGAAAACGGAATTGAGCGGGGATGGATAACAGAACCATTCTGTAATACTCACGAAGCAGATCCGTATATGACAGATGAAGAAGCAGCAGAGTGGGAAGAGGGCGGAGACCCTTGTCAAGTAGTTTTAAAAATCAAACAATAACTATAAGAGAAAGAGATAAAATGAAAAAAGCACTACTAGCAATACTATCAGCAGTACTTGTAATCACAGTAACACAGCCAGCACAAGCAGAAGATCAGAAGGTTTTAGCAATTATTGATTCTGCAATTAATTCTGCAAACTTTAATTCAATAGTACACGAGGTTTGCTTTACTACTGTTAAATCATCAAACCCTTCTCAAAATATGTCTTGTCCTAATGGAGAACTATTTATGGAAGGTCCAGGAGCAGCAAGTGCACCGTGGCCAGTATCTGTAAATAATGCAACATATCACGGAGACGCAATGGTAAAAGCAGCAATTGCAACTAACCCAAACATTAAAATTGTTTTTGTTAGGTATAACGATGTTACTGCAAGTGGTAACTCACGAGGGGATACTAAAGCATTAGCAGCAGCCATTGACTGGGTATCAAAGAATTCTGCAAAGTATAGTATCGATGCACTATCAATTAGCCAATCATCAATATCAAAGAATAATCTTGATGCGTGTGCTAGTACTGGAGTATTTAAAAATGAAGGCATTATCGCAAGCAGAGCAGTTTCACTGTTAAACTTGTCTAATGTTCCAGTTTTTGTTGGTACTGGAAATGATAGATCATCTACATTGGTTGGTTTTCCAGCCTGTATTCCTGGTGCTATTGGAGTAGGAGCAATGGCTTCTCTAACTGCATTTGAAGCAGTAACAAACAGAGGCCCTGGTCTTGATCTTGTTGCTCTTGGCAAAGTACGCATCACCAAGTACGGAGGATCTCAAACAGATATCTCTGGAACTTCTGCAGCAACAGTAGTTTCAGCATCTTCATATGTCGGGAAAAATATAAATAAAACATTTACAGATTATATAAACTCTCTACCAAAGGTTGTGCTATCTGGAGTGTCTTACCCTTACGCATCTAAGTAAAACAAAGTCCTGGGTATGACTAAAACTGCCCATCTTGCCCTATAACTCAGTTGGTAGAGTGCCGAACTGTTAATTCGGATGTCCCTGGATCGAGGCCAGGTGGGGCAGCGTGATATAATAGTATTGTCATACCTACAAGGAGGAATATCATGGCAGCAAAAGGATCAGTAGAAGCAATCATTGAGGTTGCAAAGAAAGAGTTAGGGACTATTGAAGGTCCAAAGGATAACGAAACAAAGTACGGCGCTTGGATGAAGGTTAACTTTCAACCTTGGTGCCAGTCATTCGTTTCTTGGTGTGCATTTACTGCAGGAGTGGCAAAGTTTCCAAAGTCAGCGTCAACAGTAGCAGCATCAGATCAGTTTAAGAAAGAAAAGCGTTGGGCAGATGCTCGTAATGATGATCCAACACCAGGAGACTGGATCTATTTTGATTTTCCAGAAGATGGCGTAAATCGTATTTCACATGTTGGTCTTTGCATTAAGAACAATGGCGATGGAACAATCCAAGTTATTGAGGGAAACACTTCAGGAACTGCAAAGGGAGACCAGCGCAATGGCGGAATGTGCGTAGAGAAGACTCGTGCATATGTAAAGGATAACAAGAAGAAGTTAGTTAACGCAGTTGTTGGTTGGGGTCGTCCAGTTTATGCTGGAGAAGAAAATACTCCACTACTTAATAAGTTGTCTGCTTCAAATATTGATATCAATGATCGTTCTGATTATATTCAGTTAGATGCTAAGCCAAAGAAGCCAGCACCAAAGGCTATTAAGCCAGCAGGAAAGAAATCTTCTGGTGGTGGAAGCAAGGCGCTAAGAGTTGAACTATAATGGAATCAACTAAAAGAACACTATTAAAGACAGCAAGTTGGGAAACTTTTCACCTTGTAGGAGTTGCTGGTGTTATTTATTTGTTCACTGGTGAGTGGGAGTACGCAAGTCTTGGTGCTCTCATTTACATCGGTTGGGAAGCACTTGGATATTTTCTACACGAAAGAGTCTGGGCTAAATTTGGAAGCAAGGTAAAATAATGAAATTTAAAATTATTAAGTTTGTTGCAAATATTTTAGGCTATCAACTTGGTAAGCAATTTTCAAATTCACCAGTCTGGATGTTAAAAGAAAAGAAAAAATCTAAGTAAATGGCATTGTACGAATACGACTGTATGCCTTGCGGTAAAAGGTATACCAAAGAAAGATCTATCAAAGACAACGATCCAGGGTATGATTGTGAAACTTGCAATCTACCGCTGGTTCGTGTATACTCTAATGTAGGAGCAGTATTCAACGGTAGTGGATTTTATTCCACTGACAACAGAAAGCGGTAGTATAATGTTTACAATGATTAAAGATGAAGTAAAGCAAGAGTGGCAGTTATCTCCAAAAGATCGCTGTGATAAATGTAATGCAGAAGCCTTGGTCCAGGTAACTGGAATTCCTGGAGACTTGCTATTTTGTGGTCATCACTATAATTCAATTATGTCTACCCCAGAAGGATATAAGGGTATGATGTCGTTTATGATTAGTGTTGTAGATGAGCGTGAAAAGTTGGTGGAAAACAGGGCAAAGGGAGAGTCTTATTAATGTATGAATACTATGTAAGAAAAGTAGAAAATATTGTTGATGGAGATACTATCGATGTCCTTATTGATTTAGGGTTTGATATTTTGTTTCAGTCCCGTGTGAGATTGGCTGGTATTGATACCCCTGAGTCTCGCACTAAAGACCTTAAAGAGAAGGCCCTTGGTCTTGAGTCCAAGGAGTACTTAAAGAAGGCTCTAAAGGATGCTAAGTCGGTTGTGATTAAGACTGAGAAGATGGATTCATCTGAAAAGTATGGTCGCATTTTAGGCTGGGTATATGTAGATGGAAACACCGTATCTCTTAATGATATGATGATTAATGATGGATATGCCTGGGGATATATGGGTGATACAAAGGTTAAAGACTTTGATGCACTTGCAAAAGCCAGAAAAAAGTCTGGCAAGTAGCGTGGGACTTCAAGAAGAAGCAATGCTTGAGCATTTAATGCTTCAGGGTGCTGTTGAATTCCAAGGTATTGATGATGTAACTGGCGAGATGCTGTATTCTATTACAGATAAAATGAAGGAAGTTAGTCCAGATATCTATGAAGAATTAAAAGATCAATATGAGCATCATATGTTTCAATTGATTGATCAAGGTCCTACAAGAATGACTTGGAAACTACGCTAATGAACTTTAAAGACGAAGATGACGCTATAGATCAGTTAATTTTATCAGGAGCACTTGAAGTTGCTGGTATAGATATTGAGACTGGAGAGCCAATGTATAATTTTACAGAAAAATTAATTGAGGTTAGCCCAGAGTTGCATAAAGATGTTTCTTTATATTTTTCTCGTGAAACTATGGCTCTGTGGAGCGATGGGTTTTTAAATATGGATGTGACAGAAAAGAATCCCATAGTTACTCTTACGAAAAAGGCATTGGATGATGAAGAGGTTTCAAAACTGAGCAAAGAAAGCCAAAGAACCTTAAAAGAAATAATTAGGGTTATTTCTTCAGATAAGTAGTATAATTGTTCTGGAGGAACTATGGAATATTTTCTTGGATCTGCAATAACTATGATAGCCATGTTTGTGACAACAAGGCTTATTTCTTTTAATAAAGTTAACAATAAAAAAGATATACCAAGGTATAGTCAGAGTCATATTCATATGTTGATCCTGCCTTTACTTCCAGAGATCAGAAAATATAAAAAGAAAATGATTACTCAGTCTAGCAAGCACGAAGAAAGAACAAATGTAAAGGTTGTTATTATGGATAACAAAGCATACTTTATAAAGAACGGGACTTTCTATTGTGCAGATATGCACGGGACAGAGATAGATGGAGCCAATGCAACATCAGTTGACACAATGGCTATGGATAAGGTACAATTAGATAAGATGCTATTTATAATGGATCAACTTAGAGATGGGAAGAAAGATGATAGTGGGGATTCAAGGGACCAGTAGTTTTAATGACTACCAGGTTTTTCTTAGAGCCATGGCAGTTACAATGTCTTCTTTGAAAGAAGAAGATCCGTATTTCTATATTTACTCTGCAGGACCAGCAAACATTAACTCTATGGTTATGGAATTTTCAAATCTTTCAGAGCGTGGTCTAAAGGCTCGTGGTAAAAAGATTAAGTACCAGGCTGTACCACCATCTTGGATAGAAGAAAATATTTTAGATGTAAACTACTTTGCTTTTTTGAGCAAAGAAAGAGAACAGGTTTCTAAACTTGTTGATGAAGCAAAAAATAACAATGTCGAATACGGCATTTTCCGATACTAACAGAAAGAAAAACAATGCAAATTAAGTCATTAGAACAAATGGAAAAGATTGTTAGTTCAAACAAGTCTCTACTATGGGATGGATGGACAGTAGTAAACTCTTATCCTTCTGAGAAGGGTAGAACAGCCCCACAGGGGGCATTTGTAGATGGTAAGTGGCATCTACAGCGTCGTTTTGTACCTTCTAAGAATGGATGGGATATACCAGACAAGTTTGTGAGTTAATATGCCAAAACACGAATGGAAAGATGATGCATTGTGTTTGGAATATGACACTAACTTATTCTTTGATAAATACGAAGATGATGAATTACTAAGACCAGCAATAGATAAACTTTGCTCTATGTGTCCTGTGTCAAAGATGTGTTTTGCTGTTGGAGTTTCCCAAAAAGAATGGGGGATTTGGGGTGGTGTTTACCTTGAAGGTGGACAGATATCTAAAGAGTTTTCAAAACATAAATCTAAATCAGACTGGGCAAATACCTGGCAAAGATTAACAACGGAGCAATAATATGTATACAGATTCAATGAGACGAGCATTTCACTCACTAAAAGGTCCTGATGGTTTTCAACTTCAGATAATTGATCACGACAATTTTCTAACAGTAAAAGCAAGTGAAAAACAGTTTATGAGACTTTCTGGAGAAGAAAGAAAACAGGCTGTAGAGTATATGGTTCGTACAAAGAAAGCACTTGAAGAAAATGGTGCGATTGTTTTATTGGTTAGAGAAGGTGGTAAAGAACTATGATTGAATTTATAGCATTTGCTTTATTTATTATATTATTTTTTATGTTAGTATTTAAAAATGTACAACTAAAAATAAAACTTTCTTCAACAACTGTAGAACTTCTAAAAGCACACATAGACAAAACTATCTTGTCTGAAAAGTTGTCTGAGATATCTATTGAAAATGATAAAAAATCGGATCCTTCATCAGAGGCATTCTTAAAATTTGTTTCAGATTCCAGAGACTGGGCCTATCAATATATAGATGAAGTTCAAGAAGGTTTAAATAAGTTTATTACTGATATTGAGCCTGAGATAGTTTACTTTGACGAGTATGGGGTAGTTGGTAGCGCATATCCACACTACTATTCAATGAAGAAAATTTCTGAGGCATACAAAGAATTAAAGAGTCTTTTGCCAGCAGATTATGGTAAAATTGAGTAGTGATAATACTAAAGGCTGCCAAAGGATCTAACAATCTTAACTTTCATATATGTGAAGAAGAGTTTTGTGAAGATGATAGTACAAAAATATGGGCAAGCAATGAAAGCAGAATCGTAGATCTATGTGATTTACATTATAATCAAGCAAGGGGCTTAAAATGAAAGACATTGTTCTATCAGTATTAACAGGTTTTGGATGTGGCGTAGTATTTGCTGCATTCAAATTGCCAGTACCAGCACCACCAGTTTTTGCGGGAGTCGCAGGAATTATTGGTCTATGGATTGGCTTTACAGTACTAACTAAATTCATATCCTAGGAGGAATAAAATGAATGAACAAATTAAAGCAGTACTAGCGTCATACGGAAGATCAGTTCTTGGAGCAGCAACAGCGTTGTATGCATCTGGAGTAACAGATCCACAGACACTAGCATACTCACTACTTGGTGCACTTGTGCCAGTAATTTTGAGAGCAGCAAACCCATCAGACACAGCGTTTGGCAGAATGCCATCTGTAGAGGATGTAGACAAGGCAGTTAAGTCTGCTAAGGTAGTCAAGAAGGCTGCTAAGAAGGCTCCTGCAAAGAAGTCTACTCGTGGCGGTGGCGGATCGAAGCCTCACACAAATACTCTATAACATATAGAATAAGATTAGCAGGCTTGTTATTTGACAGGCCTGCTTTTCTATGCTATAATATTTATACCTGCCCAATAGGGGGGAATTAACTTATTCGCTTGAAAGGGGAATAAAATGGTAACAAAGTATGCTATGGATCTATTCAATGATCCTTTTTTTATTGGCTTTAACAGAGAGTTAAATCGCCTAAACACTGCACATAAAACAAACTCACAATCGTATCCTCCGTATGATCTTATCAAACTAGATGAAGATACATACAAGATTTCGCTGGCTGTTGCTGGTTTTTCTAAGGAAGATATTGATGTGTCAGTAGACAATGGAACACTCATTATTAAGGGTGACATTGTTGAGGTTACAGATGCAGAAGTAGTTCATAAGGGTATCGCAGGAAGAAAGTTCGTAAGATCTTTTGCCTTGGGAGAGTATATGGAAGTAACTTCTGCAGAACTTAAGGATGGAATGCTACACGTCAACGTAGTTCGCATTGTCCCTGAAGAAAAGAAACCCAAGTCTATTAAAATTAAGTAGTATAATAGATAACATTCCGCTATGAGACTTTAAAAGGTTTTACAACGGATGCTCTTATGAGAAGAGAGTTAGCAGGAGTTGAATCTTCGTGGCTAATAGACCTGAGCAGTCGTCTATAAACTGCTCATTTTCTATGCTACAATATAGTTGCCCCACACAGGACCTTAGTGATGGATTAGTTACCCATTGGATAGAGACCGTGGCGCAAGTCAGGTGAATTGCTTGTGTGGGGCCTAAAATTTGGCGGTATAATAATATCAATGACTGACAAAGAGTTGGAAAGTTATAATAAGCAAGAGTATAAAAGAAAACTTGCTAAGATAAAAGAGGATTCTGGCTGTGTAGATTGCGGTGTTGGCAACCATATAATCTTAGACTTTGACCACATAAGAGACAAAAAATACAACATATCAAGGATGATCCACGATGGGTTTTCCTGGAAGGCTATCAAGAAAGAGATAGAGAAGTGCGAAGTGGTTTGTGCCAACTGCCACAGGATAAGAACTCATAACAGATTAGCCAGTTAATTGTGGTATACTAATATTATGACAAGTCTATACAAGAGCGAAGCCTCTATATCCACATCAGCCACACCAGAGACCCCATCAGACTCTATTAATCCAACAGTTGGAATGAGAAAGCCTGGACCACTAACAGGTGGAAAGAAAAAGAAAAGATATCGTGGTAGCAAGTCAATAGACACAGCAACACTACTAAAAGATATGGTTGTCGAAGGTGACTTTGTTATTGTTACATCAGAAGATGAAACCTATATAGGAATTGTTCAGTATGTTATGACTGAGGGAATGTTTGGAGTTGCATCTTCTGAGTATGCTCTTGAAGCATCTGCTGAAAATCCAGTAATCTTAGTTCGTACTCTTGAACTTGAAGAAGATGAAGGGGCTTGGGAAGAATCAGAATATTTGATAGGTGCAGAATCAAAGATGGTTACTAAGATAGAGCCACTACCATTAATAGTAGAAACTGAAGTTATTGAAAATCAATCTCAAGATTCCGAAGTAGCAATGGCAATGTATGATTCATCAATTGGCAAAATAGATTGTTGTCCAGAAGAAATTTCTAAACAAGCACCGTGCTGGGATGGTTATGTACAGCGTGGAATGAAGCCAGGAGAAAATGGTAGACCAGTTCCTAATTGTGTTCCTGCTGCAAAAGCAGATGACCTGTGGGAAGATGATGACACAGTTGAGTATGATACAGATTCCGTTGCAAAGGCTGAAGGTTATTCGCCACCAGCAGGAGCAAGATCTGCTGCTCGCAGAGCAATTAAGTTTAAAGAAGATGGTAAGGCCACAGGTGCAGGAACTGCAGTTGGTTGGACTCGTGCAGGGCAGTTAGCAAGAGGAGAAACTCTATCTCTTAGTACTGTTAAGAGAATGTTTTCATACTTCTCACGTCACGAAGTAGACAAAAAGGGTAAGGACTGGGGAAACACAGCAAACCCATCTAATGGTTACATTATGTGGTTAGCATGGGGCGGAGACGCAGGATTCTCCTGGTCAAGAAGAATTGTTGAGTCTGAAAGAAATAAATCTTTGTTTGCTGATTTTGGCAAGGACTATACAAGATCAACAACTAATGTATTTAGAACAGAGGAATAATGCCAAAGAAAAAAGCATCAGCGTTTAATCCAGTTCAGATTAAAGATGGATGGATTGTAAGACTATATAAAGATGGTCGTATTAAGTCTAAGATTGCACCATACGAACCAAAGCATCCTAAAAAATAAAGTACCCCTGGCAAGAATCGAACTTGCGACGCATGGCTTAGAAGTCCATCGTTCTGTCCACTGAACTACAGAGGTGTAGTAGACCATGAAGGTTATGCTCCTTCTTCCCCAGATTAAAAGTCTGGTGCATCACTATAATGCTTATGATCCATGCGCTCTCCCCCAAGGATTCGAACCTCAATAGCCAGGACCAAAACCTGGAGTCCTACCGTTAGACGAGAGGAGAATAAATAGTACACCAGGTAGGACTTGAACCTACGAATAGCCGAATTATGAGTTCGGTGCCTTAACCAACTTGGCTACTGGTGCCTACTAATATAGTATACTCGTAATGTGCTTGCCAGTCAAGTACATCTTTTTCATCATTTAATAATGGTTGGCCTTTAATGTTTAAACTAGTATTCAATAAAATTGGAACTCCAGTTTGTAAATAAAATTTATTTAAAACTTCATATAAACCAGGATGCTGTTCTTTTGTAACAGTCTGAACTCTAGATGTTCCGTCAGCATGAACAACAGATGGTATTTTTTCTGGTTGTAAACATTTAACTGTATACTGCATATAAGGGCTTTCAAAATCCATATCAAACCACTTAGAAGCGTGTTCAGCCATAACTACTGGAGCAAATGGTCTAAACAATTCTCTTTGTTTAATTCTATTAACCTTATTTTTAATGTTGGGATCTCTTGGGTCAGCAAGGATGCTTCTATTGCCTAATGCTCTTGGACCATACTCTGCTCTACCTGCTGCTACTGCTACGATTCCATCCTTTAATATACCGTCCACAATTTGCTGAACAGGGTATTCACCACCAAGATCATAACCAAGATAAGGATTCTTCCAATCGAGATGCTTACCATATAAGGCTGCTGCTGCTCCCAAAGATGATCCAGCATCTCCAGGGTTTGGCATAATCCAAATCATATTGAAAATATTCCATAGCAGCGTATTTGCTGAAGAGTTAAGAGCGCACCCACCCATAAAGACTAAATTCTTTTTACCAGTCATAGCCTTTGCCATACGCATAAAATCATTAAGCCTTTGCTCATAGACCATTTGTACTGATGCTGCTATGTCAAACTTATCTTCTTCTGAAACCCAACCCCAGTCCGTAATTCCTTTATGAAAATTATATTTTTGATTATTGTATGAGGGGAAATACTCGTTAACTTTTTTATAGTATTTTGTCCAGTCTCCATATGCAGCCATACCCATCATAATGTATTCTTCTTGGTTCGGCATAAGGCCAACTAACTGAGTAAAGGCTGAGTAGAATAATCCAAAACTAACTGGATAGTTTTGCTTATACTTAAGTTTAATCTTTTCACCTTCTCCAACCCAAATTGTCGAGGTATTGTATTCACCAATAGCATCAAGGACAACAATAACAGCATCATTAAATGCACTTGTATAATATCCTGCAGATGCGTGAGAATAGTGGTGGCTAAAAGATTTTCTTGGAATACCCTTTATTTCAAACTTTGGCATCCATTCACCAGCACCACCCCTTAGAGCCAGTCTAGAAGCCTTTAGAAGGGGTTTTTCATAGTATGCTATGTGATCTGGTGTACCATACTGTAGGGCATCTTTTATTAAATTATCATTGACATACCAGTCATTTTTTTGTTTGCTGTATCTTTCTGCATGCCCAGCAAAAAGTATCTCCCCATCCTTAATTAAGGAGACGGCTGCATCGTGAGATGTTTCGTTAATTCCAAGTATGATCATTTATTTTCCTCTATTTTTTCAATAAAACTTTCTGCAATATGATAATGCCGATGAATACCTAAATGCGATCCATCTGATCCAACAAACCACATTCCACCTTTATGCTTAAAAAAATCTATTTTATCTATTAAATTGTTTACTAAATCTTGATCTTCTTTATGACAATCAGGATAGTTTGAATTTTTTTGTACCATAAGATTTAATGGCAGACTTTCTATATTATTATTTTTATCTAAACAAAATTCTTTTTCTAAAAAAAGATTTTTTGTAAATATATTTTGTGTTATTTCTGACCAAGTTCCCCAATAAAACTTTATATCTAAAAATTTACAAATTTTTTCAATTAAGTATATTGAATATATATACTGATGCAAAGATTCTTGTGCTGGAATGAGATCCATTGCATCACCTGGTAACTTAATAATTTTATTCTTTACATTAATTTCCCCAGTAATATAATCAGCCGTCCTAACAAAAGACACTACTTTTCTTGCCTCTGGCCCATCAACATTATAAAGTTTGCCATCAACAATATGACTATATCGTAGATAGTCTGCAAAAAATGCCATAACATACTTTGGTTTTCCAACACGATCTAAATAAAGTAAAAAAGAATTTAAATTTGATTCTGCACTTGCCCCACATATTCCTAAGTTTGCAACAGTTTTTCCAGTTTTTGACTCTATAATTGATGGCCAATTGTAATCTTGTGGTGTACCAAGTCCATAAGTGTTTGAACATCCCAAAGCAATTATTTCTGCTGGATCTCCGTCAACCCATTCTCTTCTATCTCTAAAGTTTTGATTGTTTAAATAATAATCATTAACCCTATTATCAATATCAGTTTTATTGTTAGTTAGTGATAAATCAGCAAATATATTATTATGTAAATTTTTAGCAAAATTAATAGTATTATTTATTGTATCAATAGGTGTATTTTTCATAATTTACTTTTTTCTTTTTTTTAAATATTTTAAAAATTTTATAAAGCACATATTGTATTCTTAATATCATTTCAAATTATTACCTTTTATTTAACCGATGTTAAAAAATTATTTAAAATTTCTTCTCTTAATAATGCTTGCTGACGTTCAAACTTAGACAAGTGTAACTTAGCCTTAGTTCTTTTTTTATTTTTCTCTGCTCTTTTAATCTTGTGCTGAGATACTTTATTGTTTGATTTTTTCATATACTAATCATACCATTCTCTGTAGTGTAGTTCAATTCTTTTTACCGTCCCAATTTCCTATCTTTGTGGTAGGAATACTGTGATCTTCCCACAACTTTATTACATTTGGATTATCATCTACAGCGTGAACCACATCCCACAGTTTATTTATCTTATCAAGCATATCTTTCTTTGCTTCATAGTCTGGTCTGTTGTCATCATCTGCCC